GCTTCGCAGAGATAGAAGGTGATGACTCCGGCCAGGGCAGAGGCGGCAATATCGCCGAAGAACTCCGCGAAGTTGAAGGGGCGGGCGATGCCCGCACGTCGTTTTCGCATGAAGCTGACGAAGCCGCCCCAGGAGGAGAGCAGAAGCACCCATGCATACGTCAGCAAGGAGTAAGTTGTAGGGTCTTTTTCGGGCATGGGGTGGTCTCCGGTTACAGGGCGTTGAGTTGGTCGGGGGTTTGGGCGGCAAGGATGGCGGCGTAGCGGGTGCGGGCGGCGTCGATCTGGGTTTTGATTTCGGCGAAGCGGGCGGTGCTGGCTGCTGGCGGGGCGGCGCCGGCGACGAGGGCTTCGACGATTTCGCGCATGGGGCGGGCTTGGGCGGCTTCGGCCTGCAGCAGCGCGGACATCGCGGTTTCGGCGGCCTGGTATTTGAGGATTTGCCAATCGGGGGGCGCGGCCGGGCGGGCGGTGCAGGCGCCGGTTGCGTGATCTACCGTCCAAAGCTGGTGGTCCCACTCGCCAAGGATTGCGCCGCAGCCGTCGGGGAGCCAGGCGGGGTCGAGCGGGCCGGTGGCGCTGATGCGCGCACCGGTGAGCTCGCCGGTGTCGATTTGATAGACGCTGTAGAGGTTCATCGTTTTCTTAGCTCCGCCGCAAGTTGGATATTGGTGGCGGTGATGTAGCCGCCGCCGCTGCCGAAGGCGTGATAGATCTCTTCGACGCCCAGCGTCCAGACGGCGCCGCCGCCGGGGTAGTTGATGACCTTGGATGAGCTGGTAGCGGTGCGGTTGATCATGGGGAGATAAATGGTGCTGGTGCCGTCGTTGATCCATGGGCGCAAGACCAGGTCGCCGCCGCTGCTGGGTGGGTAAGTTGTGCCGTTCCAGGCGATTTCGGCCGTGAGCGAGACTTTGAGCAGGCCGGCGAAGGGGCTGGAAATAGTGCCGGAGGGGAGTGCCATGGTCGTTACCCGAAGTTGGAGTAAGAGATGCCGACGGCGTCAAAAAACACCCAGCTTTCGGACGCCGCACCGGTGCCGAGTTCGGGGGTTTTGAAGCTGCCGGGGGCGACGAAGGTGGCGGAGTTGGTGGGGTCGAGCTGGCTGAGGCTGGAGAAGGCACCTTTGGCGTAGCCGGGGGAATAGGTGCTTGGGACGGTTTGGGCTGCAGTGGCTTCGCCGAAGAATGGTTGGCAAAGCCACGCGTAGGAGTCAGCCTGCCCGACGTCGGTGTCGCTCTTGCGCCAGTACACGCTGGCGAAGGCAGCCCCGGCTGGAGCTGTCCTAAAAATGACAGCATGTGTCCATCCGGACCCATCCGCGTTTGCCGAGAAAGTAGGGCCGCCCGACAGGCGCGGCGTTATAAAACCTGACCCAAACTCATCCAGGATAGTGCCGGCGGCATCAAAAAACCCGATCGCAATCCAGTAATCACAGCGATGAGCGGCGAGCTTGGCCGAAAACTCATAGCGCTTACCCGCGGTGACGGGAATGCCGTAGTGATAGTCACCATAAGAGCCGTTCGGGTACGTATCGGCGCCGATGTTGTGTATATTGCCGCTGCGGCCGGGCTGGAACATTTCGAGTGCCTGGCCCCCTTTTGGTCTCCACACATCATCCACGCGCAGAGCAAGCGGGCTTACTCCACCAGGATTCCAGCCCAGGACGGCGGGTGCGAAGCCGCCGATGAATTCGGTGTTGGGGAGCAAATTGACGCCAAGCCCGATGTTGAGGTTGCTGGCATTGGCGCCGACGGTGGCGTTGTCGGCGGGCTTTCCAGCGCCGGCGATGGAGGACCAGACGTTGATGGTGTCGGCCGGCAGGTTATTGACGGTGCCGGTGACGTTGCCGGCGAAGGCGACTTGCGTGGTGGGGCGGTAGGGGTTTTCGCCGCTGGCCGTGGGTTGGGCGAGGACGCTTTTGATCACGCCGGAGGCGTTGATGTCTTTATCGACAGTGCGGTAGGCCTGGACGCCGAAAGTGTAGTGACGATCGGCGGCGGTGCCGTAGAGGACGAAGGCGCGCTTGGCGGCCGGGCAGGTGTAAACGGTTTCGTCGGCCGGGGTGGTGCCGAGGGTGTAGCCGGCGCTGCTGGCCGATTGGCGGACGAAAACGAGCCAGCCGTCGATGTCGCCCTCGTTGCCGCCCCACTGCCATTCGAAGCTGATGTCGGCGCTGCCGTCGGCTTGGAGGGTGTGATCGAGGGCGGTGCCGTCGGTGACGATGGTGGGGGCGAGAATGGTGGTGGCGTTGCGGTTGTTGCCGGCGTTGTAGTGGGTGATGGCGGTGACGATGGAGCTTGCCGTGACACCGCCAACGAGGACGCCGGCAGGCTCACCGAGCGTGACGGTGATGCGTTGGCCGGTGGTGGAGTAAAGGCCGGCTCCGTCGACAAGGCGGGCTTCGAACGTCCAGGTGCCGGCAGCGGGGGTGGCGGTTTCGGTGCGGCCGGATTTGTAGAGGGCGACACCCAGCAGTGCCATGCTTGCCCAGGCGGTGCCGCTGCTGGATGCGTAGCGGATTTCTAGGTGTTGCACGTCGGGCGGGACGGTGCTGGAAAGCGACCAGGTGAAGGCCCGGGTGCCGTCGGGCAGGTAAGCGGCGGTGAAGCCGGTGGGTGCAGGCGGGGCGGCGTAGCGGCCGGCGATGATGTGGGTGGCGGCGGACGTGGCGGCGGCGGAGGTTTGGCCGGCGCCGGTGTAGCCGGTGACGACGATATCGAGGGTGCCGGAGTCGGGGACGTTGATGCGGACGGTGGAGGTATCGACACTGCCGGCATCGATCCAGATACCGGCGCTGAGGCGGTAGCGGACACGGCGGGTGGCGAGGGTGCCGGTTTCGGGCCAGGTGACGGTGAGCACGACGGCGAAGCCGGCGCTGGCACGCACCAGCTCTTCGGCGAACTGCAGGGCGCCGAGGGTGGGGACATCGGCGAGCCACTTGCGGACTTCGGGCGGGTCGTAGGTGCCGGCTTCGGCCGCGTAGTACTCGTCGGGGTCGTCCATGGCCGTGATGCGGACTTCGTGCATGCTGGCCGGCTTGATGTCGGTGATTTTGACGCGCTTGCCGGGGGTGGCTTGGTAGTCGGAGAGCCAGCGCCAATCGATTGGGTTGTCGGAGTCGGGGGCGACAGGCAGCGCATCGAGGAGCGTGAGGGTATCGACCGGGCCGGCGGCGTGCTGAACGCGGCAGGTGCGGAGGGTGCCGACGGGGTCGACAACGGTAATCCAGTTTCCGGCGGGGTCGAGGGTGATGGCGCGATCGAGGTGGAGCGTGGTGGTGGTGCCGGCGACGAGGCGGCCGGAGGTGCCCCACTGGGTGAGATCGTGGGAGAGGGCTACGACGTCGCCGCGGGTGACGACGAGGCCTTCCATGTCGGCGATCCAGGTGATGGCGCGCGGGCGGTAAATTTGGTGGGCGAGCAGCAGGCGGAGTTCGCGCAGGGCCTGGTCGCGATTGGTGCAGCCCCACAGTTCGGTACTGGCTGATTTTGTGGGGCTGGTGACGCCGGGTGCCATCAGGCGGATGGTTTCGGCGCTGTAGTCGTTATCGGCATTGACGAAGCTGAGGGTGATTTCGTCGGCGGCGGCCTCGCTGGCGTAGGCAACTTCGAAGCTGCCGCGGGCGATGTTGGAGGGGCCGAACAGGGCGACGATGGGCTGATCTTCGGCGTCCCACAGGACGCTGAGCTTGCCGGGGTGCCAGCTGGGGGACGCGCGGCCGCAGCGGGCGATGGCTTGGAGCACGTCCCATACGGATTTTGTGCTGTCGATGTGCAGATTGCAGGTGAGGGATTTGCTGATGCACCAGATCTTCCAAGCAAGGATGGCGTCGAGGTCGATTTCGGCGTCGTCAAGGCCGGCGCCCCAGATGAGGCGGCCGTCGATGCGATAGCCGCGGGCGTAGAGCAGGTAGACATCGGCAGCGGTGCTGCCATAGATGCGGTTGCCTATGGGCTGGCTTACAAGGCCGGAGAGGCGGGCAAGGCTGCCGTTGAGCTGGCCGGAGGCGCGGACTTTGACGGCCAGGAAGCATTGGCCGGCGAAGTTGCCGGGCTGCACCTGGTAGGACTTGATGGCGCTGACGGATAGATCGGAGGTGACGCGGCTGTCGGTGTTGTCAGCAGTGAGGCGGGTGATGCGGACCTCGTATTGACCGGCGGGCACGTTGGCACTGAGCGTGCGGCGAAGGGGTGTGGCGGATGCGTTGTCGAGTTCGACGATGGCATCGAGGGTGAGGAGCTGGTCGGAGGGGGCCGGGTCGGAGATGTCGCGATCAGCCATAGGCAGCCAGCGCCATCCGCCGGCGCCGTCGGTGTGGGCGGTGGGGCTGCGGTTGGAGTC